ATCACTCTCTCACCACCTATTTCTCTCATCGCCACCCTTTTACTCTTTAGACAAGAAGATACAGTTGGTCTATATACATACTCAATTAATTTTCCATTTAAATGTAATAACAATGCTGCTGTTTCCACATTCAAATGTTTTTTACCTGGTTTGTATTCTAGTGATTCTGCTCTATTATGTAAAAACATACCAAACAAAATAGCAATTAGGAAAAGGACACCAAGAGCCTTTGTTATCCATTTTAAATCTCCATTGAATTTCTTCCACATATTAATGTTGTCCATTCGTTGCTTTAATTTCTCTTTGTCCGTCCTTTAACTTCTCAATATTTTCTCTAGCTTCTTTTACATCCTCTTGAAGTCTTTTTATATTAACTGCATTGTGCATCATATTATCTAATCTTTTTTCCAATTTCTCCACTTGTCCAATGACCATTTCCAATAACATAAATTGTTCAGCATCAGCAGGAAGTGAACCTAATTCTCCTCTTGGCCATTTAATAGAAAACTCAACTGCTTTTTCTAAATCAGATTTCATTAAAGTATTTTGTGTTTCTACATTATTAAGTCTTTCAATAACTCCAAAATACGCCCATACACCTACTCCAACTGCTGTCAATATAGACAACAGATTTCTCATAGGCATTGAAATAGCTGTGTTATCTGATACTTTCATAAACTTTCTTACTTCTTATTTTTAGGTAATGTTGCACCTGGTTTGCCAACATATAATCCAAAGAATGCCGCTCCTGCACCAACTATTGTTGATATGTACATTGCTTGAGAGTTTGTTGGATCAGGTAGCTGCATAAACCAAGTTACTGATTGATAAAATGCATAAATGTATGCCAACATTATAAGTCTAGGTATAAATCTAAACTTATCCATAATACCTGCTACTTTATTATACCACGTAGGCGCATCTTGTCCAGAGTCAGGAACAAGGTCGCTTTTATCCAGTTCGTATGTTATTTCTTTGACTTTAATTTTATCAACTTTTTCGTCTGCCATATGTTCCTATTTATTCTGTTGGTTTCTAGCCCTAGTCCTATCATTTTCTTCTTTAATATGTTGTGTTAACAAATTCACATATATTTCCCTCTCCCAAGGCAGCATATTTTCAAGTTCAGTTAGCGAATATTTGTGATGTTGCATTAATGCAAAATTCACTTGATAATAATTCTCTAAACTTTCGTGAGAGAGGGCAATACGAAAAAATCCTGTAACCCTTGAAGAGTCCTTTTACTCTTGACTTTTGTCTTCGGGTTCTCTAGTTCTACCTCTTGCTTCAATTTAGGCATAGTATCAAAAAAATTATTAACTTTTTGAAATGCCTTGGAATCTAAACTCTCAATAAACTTGTTTAAATCTTCTTTACTGTAATCAGAAGGTGTATGTATTTTATCACCTTCATAAATTTGATAAATTGAATTTACCAATAAATCAAACATTTGTTTTGTCTTCATACCCTTTACATCAACTGTTGGATCAATTGAATTAATTGTAGGATAACTCATAATAATCCCAATATTTTTCTTTTCATCAATCACAATCTTATTCGTATGGTCTTCTTCAACGTGTACCTCAACTTTAGACAAATCTACTTCTACTTCAGCATAAGTTTTATTGTCATCTGGACATAATAATTTAAGTGTTACTACTTCTCCAACTGACTTCGCCCTTATTTGTAAAAATATATATTCTAAATCAAATGTAGGTAACTCATCTATGTTAATTGATCCAAAGGTACAAGCGTGACAAACTTGTTTTAAAGCACTAACTAGTTCAATATTTTCATTTGATTCTAGTGCTTGTAATAAAACCTTTTCTTCTTTTACAAGAAATGGTCTGTACTTAATCTTAACATCTTTGGATGGTAATGTCAATTCATAAGTCGCTGTTTCTACTATAGGCAATGCCATAATCTATTCTCCTTATTATATTATATTTATATTATATTAAAAGAATGGTGGAAATACTCTTCCTCCTGTCGTTCTACCAATTGGTATATCTCTTCTTATCTTCTCTATTATTGATTTTCCTGCACGTTTAATTTCTGGTGGTAATTTATTTAATATGCCACCAAATATTCCATAGTTCTTACTAGGTTTAATATTTGGCATATCAGGTACAGCCTTACCAAGTTCTGCTTTAGAAACTTGTTCTAATGTTAAATTCTCCCAAGTTCTATATGAAAAAGTTATGGGTATCTCCATAGGCATTTGGTCTTCCGCTAATGACATTAATGCTACCTCTCCAACATTATCAGGATATACTTCGTTCAATCTTACTGCATAAGTAATTCTGTGATTATCATTTGGATGTTCAGTTTTTGATTCTCTATACTGTCCTAATTGATAAATGTCCATAGCACCTACATAAGTTTCATAATAACTCAAATTATGAGTATGTTTATTATATATTTTATTTTGCCAGTTTTCAAAAAATGCTCTTTGTCTTAAAAACTTATCTGCCATAAAGGTAGCTTCCAGAGAAGCAGAACCATAATTATATGCAAAAGGCATTTTTCTACCAGGTCCATATGGTGCAAAGTTTGTAGATAAAATGTTGCGTTGTGGAAATTTAACCGCACTACACATCAAGTTCACATTGTTTATCATATCATTTGTTTCTAAAGAATTTGGTCCGCCTGACTCATCACCAGCACCTCCTAAATTAGTTAATTTTCCTATAGGTGGATATAATCTAATTAAAAATCTATTGGCTTTAGAAACACCTTCACCCTTGTTTATTTCTGTTATAAACCTACCAATAGATGTACTTACATTAACACCTGGTCTATGTTTTGTTATTCTAGGGTCGCCTTCAACATTAACCAATGATTTATCTCTTGGAAGTCCTATTCGGATATCCATATTACCAATACGTTTGCCTGCTCTGAATATTGCCATTAAACTACTTTCCTACTGTCTGACCACACTCTTTGTGGTGTTGCTTTCTTAAATTGTTGTACAGGTAGATATACTGCAATTGCCATTTCATTAATATCTATTCTTAAAAAATTTGACCTAACGTGTTTCCACAAATATTTCTTAACTGTTGGTTTAATCATACTTATATTTTTAAGTGTATTATATGACGCATTTATTATTGTAGTACGGTCAAAATCTGTATTACTAGCATATCTTTGTAACTCTTGTAATAATTTAAATCTCAACCCATAGGGTAAATAATGAAAATTCAACCCTACAAACCCACCTCTAAATGTATCTATAGGCAACACTAATGGAAATATATCATAATAAGGTAATGTCTTTTTGCCTTTAGGGTCATAAAAATAAAAATTCAAACGACCTGCACTAGGTCTAGCATTCAACTTGCCACTTCTCATAAGAGTACGTGCTCCTGCCCTACCAGAGATAGTACTTACAGCATTTCTATACCAGGACGCTGCCTTTAACGCCCCCTTTTGTCTATCTATTATGGGGTCAAATATATTTACCATATGTATATTTATAATGAAAAAGGGCACCTATTACTAGGTGCCCTTAAAGTTTAACGTATTTTTGAGAGAGAAAGGTCTACTCTTCGTCTGCCAATTTACTAAAATAAGACAACGTATCGTCTTCCTCGCTAGCAGGTTTAGAGTGACTTACATCAACTTTTTTCACTTTACCGTTAGTCTGTTGTGGGAGGTCTACAGTCTCCACGGTACTGGTGTTTCGTGTTCCCATAATTACCCTATTCAGTTTCTCTTTGAGTTCGTCATAGGTTTTAAAATTACTAGGGTCCACAAAAGATTTTAAAGGATATTGTTTAGACCATATAGCTTTGATACTTTCATCATTTTCTGCTAATGGTTTCACTCCTTCAAATTCAGATTTGTCATAGTTCCAATAACCATCAACTTTTCTAATTTTCAGTTTAAAGTTTGCACCTTTCCAAAAATCAAATGGGTTGATTGCTTTTTCATCCTCAAATTGAGGTTGCATTGCTTCTGATATCTTATCAAATATTTTTTTACCATATCTGTATAAGAAAACTTTACCTTCATTTTCTGGATGTTTTGGATCGCTGACCATATAGATGTTAGAATAGTATGATAATTTTCTTTTTCTCTTACGAGCAATATCCTTATCACTATCTACACCTGTATTCCACAATCTAGTATTATCTTCACTAACTGGATCTTTAGTACTTAAAGTTGTTAATGAATTTTCAATGTACCAACCACCTTTGTCTTGAAATGCGTGTGACCATACTCTTTGCCAAGGCATTTCTTCCTTTTCAGACGCAGGTAAAAATCTTAAAACGGCATAACCATTTCCAGTTTTATCTAGTTCTGGTTTCCAGAATCTATCGTCTTGGTACTTACTCTTGTTTGATTGATCCTCAGGATTGAGGTTCGTTTCAAGTGCCTTTGTTATCTTATCAAAGTTACTTGATGATGATTTTAATGTTTCAAAATCCATATAATTATATCTCCTTTGTATTAATTGTATGTTGTATTTGTGTTAGCTATATTATCGCTATCTCTTTCTTATTTATACTCTCTAATATATCATAAACCTAGTATATTGTCAAGCTTGGAATAATCTATGTATTTTAGATTAGAAGTGCTATACCACTCTTCAATCGGTCCACTTACTTTATCTCGTCCATCATTATATAGATTAACCTTATAAAACTGTATCTGTGGAAACCTATTAAACATAATCTTCCATTGGTTAATCCAATTGATAGCAGGTGTAGGACTATTTCCTTCTGCTGTATAATGTTTAGTACTCTTATATAAGTTATTAAGAAATTTATTATGACTATATAAATCGTGTCCTACTAAAAATATTTCATTAGGTCTCTCTACTTTAGCAGCAACCAAACCAGATGTAGCACCACAAGCCCAACCGTGGTCTTTAGGTTCATCAATATCGTCTAGTGAATGTGAATAATCTGGCTCTTTAATCCAACTAACTTTAACTGTAGCGTGTTTAACGTTCTTTCTAGTTATATCTCCATCTTTTTTTAATATTGCAACAATACCTTCTAAATTACCACCGTGCATAACATATTGCTTTGAATCACCACGTTCATTTGTTATCAATATACCCTTTTTAACTGCCTCTTCAACATCTTCTACAGACAAACTATCTGCAAGTACTTTATCATATGAAAATGCAGGCACAGGTGTCCAACCTCTAAAATAGCAAGGAACCTTTTGTGCATAACCACTATGATATATTTCGTGTATCATTCCGTGGTCAACGGAAGTTAAACAATCGCATAAATCAGGATGGTCTCTATAAATGGCATTACACCCATACATTTTACCAAATGGTTTATACTTGTATAAATCTTTATCTTTTCTACTCTCACCATTACCTATACAAAATACTCTATCTGGCATTTATACTATCCATCGCTTCTATTATTTCTTTAATAGTCCAAGTACCATTCATTTTCTTTTCTAAAGTTTCACCGTTTATCATCTTACAAAATGTCCAAAATAATTGATATGATTATGCGTCATATAAATGACAAAACTTAAATATATAAACATACAAGCAAGGTATAATATCATCCATTTCATTTTACTATCCAACTGCTCCCTCCATACTAACCTCTAATAATTTATTAGCCTCTACGGCAAATTCCATTGGTAGTTTTTGAAATATCTCTTTACAAAATCCTGTGATGAGTAAGTTTCTAGCATCTTCATCTTTTAATCCTCTTTGCATTACATAAAATAATTGTTCATCATCTAGTTTAGATGTAGTTGCTTCGTGCTTACAAGTACTTGATGAATTTTTATTTTCAATATATGGTACAGTATGAGCAGAACAATGACTACCTAACATTAATGAATCGCATTGTGTAAAATTTTTTGAGTTGTGTGCATTTTTCATAATTTTTACCAAACCTCTATATGTATTTTTAGAATGCCCTGCTGATATTCCTTTTGATATAATAGTTGATTTAGTATTT